ATAGGCTTATTCGCCAAAGAAGATATTCCCGTCGGAACTAATTTTGGAATGTCACATATACAAGTGAGTGATACAATTATTAGAACTCCCTTGGGAGGATTTATTAATCACCAAGATGATCCTAATTGTGAAAAGGTTAAACTTTATTTTACCAATGAAGATAAACAGCCCGCTTACAATTTTAACAAGTGGAATTTGATTACCATTAAGGACATTAAACAAGGAGAAGAGTTAACGTTGAAATATACGTTCTATAAACTATGACCCACAAATATCACGCAAGTCGATATCGAGCGCGAAAGAAATATTATGAGAAAGAGACAAATAAAGAGAAAAAGAGAATCTATATGAGAGAATATTATAAAAGACCCAACATTATACAGAAACGTTTATCAAAAAGAAAGCGTTATCAAAAAGATTATCACCTTCAACCTCACGTCATTGAAGCTAAAAAAGCATATATCAAAGAATATAATGCAAGACCCGACGTTAAAGCCAAAAGACATGAATGGTATCTACAAAGAAAAATTAAAGAGAATGAAAACGATGCCTTGCACGCTACCAATACAGAAAGGTTTACCAATGTCTAAGAAAGAAAAACTCGAAGCGATTTACGAAAAGATTTTTGCCGAAGCCGTTGAACATATGAAAGATTATGAAACTCAAATGGTAGCCGGTACACTGATGGCAATTGCCATGCGACTCTATAAAACGAGTCTAACGGACGAGGGTTTTAGAGAAATGATGCAAACCATCGTTGATGTTGACGTTAAATCTTATTTTGATAAAGATGAAACAATTCATTAAATCCAGCACTGTCTACACCAGCGACAAGATTGACTGCCCAGAAAAGCGGTTATTTGTGGCGGTCTTGAGTCAAGCCGTTCATGATGTATTCTCAACTCACGTTGAGAAAATAGATAAAGAACAAGCGATCCATTTTTTAACCCGGGATAACAGCAATTTACGTACGATTTGTGAAATGGCTGGGAGAAATCCAGCCTATGTGGTAGAAAAAATAAACAAAAGGCTCCATCATGGCGAATGAATTTGAAAAAAGAATGAGAAAAGATTTAGAACGACGTCTCGATAAGAATAATTGGGACCAGGCGATTTCGGGTCGTATTAAAGATTCCTTTAAACCGATTGTTATTGGCCGCGTCCCGACTAAAGAAGAAACCGTTGACGTGGACATTAGTCGCACCCATGACACCTCACACCGAACTTATAAAAACAAAATTGAAGAAGCCATCGCTCTTGCTAAGAAAAAACTAAAGGAATAGGGAAGCACACTTGCCAAACCATATGAAACGTATTATTACAACCTTCATGACCAATTTCCCTTATGATATACAAATGACCGCGATGTTTATTTTCATCACGTTGTATCTTGTAATGGATATTATTTTTTAATGGTCTGGTCTTATAAAGAAAAGTACAACACGGATTCTAAATTTAGAGCTAGAGAACAGAAACGTAAAAGAGACTACGGACGTTCTTCTCATGGTCGTAAGGTCAAACGCGCCAACTATGCTAAACACATGGGTACGGAAAAAGGTTATCTTCGAGAAAAATGGAACAGTTTACAGAGTAAGAGTCGAAATTATTTAGATCGAACAAGGAATTATAAAAGAAAACCGACTCCCGTATTAATCACCCGGGAAGAGTTTTATGAACTCTGGGAACAACATAAAAAGCGCTATGGGGGCTGGTTTTGTGCTTATACGGGAGAATCGATGACGCATACCCGGAGTATGAATGAATCCATGAGTAATAGAATTAAAGTTAAATCGAATATGTCCGTGGATCGTATTGATAGTGACCAGGGCTATACGAGAGATAACATCGTCTTTTGCACCTGGGATTTTAATGATCGTAAAGGGAACATTAGTTTAGAAGATATTCGTTGTATCTTAAATTTATTAGAGAGTAAAAAACATGAAATGGAATAAAAGATTTACGTATCCAACGTCTCAGCGGTCCTTGATCAAGGGGTCTAGACACTATGATGTTGGACAAGAGAAGTTGCCCAGTGTGACGACGATTTTAGCCGCGACTCAGAGCCAGGAGAAAAGAGACTCACTACAGCGTTGGAAGGATAGAGTTGGAAGTGATGCAGCGGATCAGATTAAGAATGAAGCAGCGTCACGCGGAACGGCTATGCACGCGTATTTGGAGGATCATCTATCGGGTAAGCAGCGAATTGATTTAACACCCATAGGCGAAGCAGCAAGGACCATGGCTCAAATGATCGTGGACCAGGGATTCAAAGATTTAAACGAAATATGGGGTAGCGAAGTGACAGTTTACTATCCAGGCTTATATGCTGGTGCAACTGATGTGGCTGGAATTTATAATTCCGCCGAAAGTATAATAGATTTCAAACAATCCAACAAGCCAAAACGAAGAGAATGGATTAGTGATTATTTCACACAACTAGGTGCGTACGCAATGGCACACAACCATGTTTATGGTACAAAAATTAATCAAGGTGTTATTTTAATGTGTACGAAAGATAATTTATTTCAGAAATTTATAGTGGATGGGCAAGAGTTCGTCCGCTGCCAGCATGACTTCCTCCGCAAGGTGGACCAATATTATGCCAATAGTGGCAACAATGTGTCCTAAATATGTCTAAAGTATGGTTTTTCACATATTTGTACCAATTGTATACGTTTCTACACAGATATTTTTAAAAAATTTTTTTATTTTTTTTAAAAGTGAGGTACAATTGGTACAAATGAAATTATTGTTGTATACCAACACTTAATCGCTCAAATTTGTACCAAGACCCCTTGGTACAAAAAGGTACAAAAAAAATGAGCAAGCAATACCAACACTTATTCGCTCAAATTTGTATCTTCGTAGTAAAATCAATGACTTAGAGCACGTTTTTACCTAAAAATGTTCAAAAAGCTAGCAATACCAACAACTTAAGGGACGCGCGCGTATATTTTCTGTTTTTTTATTATAAAATTCATTGAGGAAAGGGTATACAGAAAAAATGACGGAAGAGAATTTCTTTGATATGTTTAATCGGATACATAATCCTGATTACTATTACGGACGCAAAAAATATGAAAAGAAAAAAACCGAAAAGAAAAAAGAGAATCGCAAGCCACCGAGAAAACCTTATCCCGTATTCAAAGTACAGGATTGAGTGGTTTGATATTGCTTCCGATTCCGGCTGGGCCAGCGAACATCAATTTGATGAAATGAAACTAGCCACACCTGTGAGTGAGGGTTGGCTGTATGAAAAAAATGATTGTGTAATTAAAATCTTTGCAAGTTATGATCAAGATGATGAGGGAATTGTGTTTGGTGAAAGAACCGTTATTCCTCTGTCTTGTGTGAAGAAGATGAGGAAGTTAAACTAGGTGTTACCTCCTTATCAGAAATATTTACTTTACGTAATGGTGACAATGGTTTTGTCTTCTTACTTTTTTCTCTCTCATTTACGTCCGTTCTAATTTTGGCCTGTTTGGCTTTAACTTTCTTTTCTATATCTTCTGTTGATTCACCCTCGATAACACCGGAGTAGTCCTCTAATATTTCAGCCATTCTTTTCTTTAAATCTTCTGGCGACATGTCATCTATTTTGCCAGTTCTAATAATCTTTTGTTCCACATATAATCCAGCGGCTTTACCTCTCGCAACCTCAGCATTGTTGGCTGCAGAGAATGCTCCTTTTCTTAATGCTGCCTCTCTAATTTTGCCTAGCTCTGTGATGTGTCTGCCGTAGGTCACTTCGTATTTCTTTTGGTTTTCTTCTCGTAACTTACCAATGTGGGATACCACCAGTGGATATTTCTTTGGATTTTGTAGTTCGGATGCTGTTTGTCTAGCTCTATCCTTTTCATAGCCTGCTTCAATAGCACATTCATAGGCATATAGGCGGCCTTCATTGCTAACTAGTAAATTAGCAAACTTTATTTGCATTTCAGATAATCGTTTAGGAACACCCATAGTTGACTTTTACCGTAACATAACGTAAGAGTCAATGCATGATTAATGGGAAAGAATTCATAAGACAGATAGAAAAGTTTATTAAATCTCCTATTTGTAAGGATGCAAGAGTTCAAGTAAAATTACCACAGGGCGAGTTTAGATCAGCGGATGGATTTTTTGATATAAAAAGAATTTATCTTATGCAAAATAATATAATTGGATCTAGAGAAAGCCACCGAATTGTCTTGGAAATTTCAACACAAGAGTCCTGGAAAATGGGTAAGCCGAAGGTTATTTTATAAAACATCTGTTACGCTGAAAAACAGTCTTGACTAATTTTTAAAATTATGAAATTAGAGTCCAAATTTTACAATGAGCTTAAAAGAAATTCATCACAAATTACATGGACAAGGCTGGAAAATAGCAGCGTACTCGGTACTCCTGATCTATTGGGCTACAATAGTTTTGGGCACTTTTTCACTCTTGAACTAAAAGTTACAAAACGTAACAAGATTAAATTCTCACCCCACCAAATTTCATTTCATATTCAACACCCGAAGAATAGTTTTATCCTTGTCAACGCCCTTGGTCCTCGAGCCGTAAAACTTTATGAGGGAAAAAAAATTATGGAGCTTGTTGATTCAGGCTTGATGCTTGAACCCTTGGTCACGGGCCTGGGCCCGGCTTGCTTGATGCTTGAGAATCTTGGTGCTTGATGCCTCCGCTTGATGCTTGATGATTGGG